ATGGATACTTATAGCGTAAAAGAAATAGCTGATATGCTAAATACAAATCCAGAAACCGTCAGAAGATGGATTCGTTCAGGTAAGCTTGAAGCAATTCAAGAATCAAGAAAAGGCGGAAATGTAGTAACAAAATCTATGCTTGATGCTTTTCTGAAGGCCTCTCCTAAGTACGCAGGAATTGCAGGTGGGCTTTTAGCTTCACCGGTTGGATTAACTACAGCAACCGCTGCGATTGTAGGTGGACTTCTTGCTCAACAGCTTATTAAGAATGATGAAATCAAAAATACTCATGTAAATACATCAGAAATACGTAAGCTATTGTTAGCCAATATACAATCTTCTAAAGAAAACATTATTCGAAAGAAGAAAAGTATAAAGCATCTTCAAGAGGAAATTGAAGAAGAGCAGCAACGTATCGATGAAGCTGAAAAGCTCATAAAAGAACTTGATGAAAAGGTTCGAGGTCAAGAGGAGGAATAGTATGGCACAGAAATGGGATTATGCAGAATTATCAAAGGCAGCCAAGGCCGCTGGAGGCCCTGAAAAGTATGTTGAGTTGCTTGAGAAGGCAAGTAAAGATGCAGGCAAAATGGAGATGGCACCTTGGATTGGTGTTGCAGCAATCGGAGCATCGTTATTGACTGCAGCAACTATCAAAGTAGTTGATTATTTCAAATCTAAAAAGAAAAACAATGCTGATGAGATAGAAATGGCCAAGGAAGAAATCGTAAAGGGTATTAAAGAGTACGATGCTACTACACATCCAGAGGAAGCAGAGAGTAACTAAAATGTGTGTGTTCGAAAAAACATCATAATTAAGCAGCGGATAATCAGTGATGAAGGAGAGAAAATAAATGCTTGTATTGGGAATTAACAAAATTTTAAATTGGTGTCACATTACTTCTGGCGGACGAAATTACACATGTCTTACCAAAATTTTTCCTGCTATTTCATAGATTTTATTAGAGTGATTTCAAAGCGATTTTGTGAGTTGTTTTAGCAATTCACACCCCATAAGTTGCCGTTTGCTTACCCCAAAAGTTAGCAATATGGAAAGCAAAAAAAATACCCGTTAGGGTATCAATCTATTTACGAGTTTAGCAGGCAAGAAACTAGCACCAGTAAGGTGCTTTTTTAGTTGTCCTCACCTAGTTCCTTTATTATATCCGATACTTTTTCTAAACTCAATATTTCGTGTGGCTCAACTCGTTCACCGTCTAAAACGTAGTCATGGATCTTACCATTCTTTCGGACAATCTGGACAGTATCACCTTTAATAAAACCATTGTCCATAGCCTCTTTAAATTCATCATAGGTTAGCATTATATTATTCTCCTTTTCTTTATTCTTCGTAATTGATACAGAAAATACGTATCTTTTTAAGTAATCCTATTATAGCGAAAACCTCAGTATAAATTGGTATAGACACCCTATAAAAAACTGGAAAAAGTTGCGCGTGATGTAAGACAACACCTTGTCGTGGCTCTCCAGACGGCAATATAGGGGCGGGGGTGCATTTAAAATAGCCCGAATGTTATCGGACTATTATTTGTATAGGGCGTATTAAGGACGTTATAGGGGTGTTTTAGTTTGTCTCTTTTGGGCTACCGTCTGGGTTAAGATAGCCTTGCTGAATACCCCATTCAACTTGGTCGTCATGCCATTGTTGACGTGCCTCATTCTGACCTTGCTCACGCGCAATCTCGGGAGAATCTGCAGGTATGCCACCGTAACCATACTGTTCTTGAGCTTGTTGTAACGTGTCTTGTGGTGGTGTTACTCCGTCAGCTTGCGTGCTAGGTGCTTGCTCGCTTTGTGTCGGTTGTTCCTGCGTTTGAGACGTTTCACTAGGTTTTTCTTTAGATGAACTATGTGAGCTATGTTTTGATACCTTTGTAACTGTCGTAGGTTTGTTTTTTACTTCCTTTGTTTTCTTACTTGGTTGCATAGTTACGATAGCAACAACAATTACAAGGATAGCTAATGGCAATATATACCACTTATATTTCTTAATGATACCCATATCTTTACCTTTTCTACTTGGTTTCTATGACACATTATAGCCCAACTATTCCATTCATTCAATCCATTATCGGATATTGTCTTACTAATAACATTCTACTATTAACGTTTCATTCTACTATTTTCTAACATTTATGGTTTCCATTCCGACATTTTCCAACAATCTAAAAGCGCTCAGATAACCCAAGCGCTTCATTACCTATGCTTCACTGCAATCCTTTGAATAGCTCTCAAAGCTCTCACAAATACGGTTAAACACCTTTGTAAGGTCTTTATCTTCCACGTACTTAACAACCATTGTAAAGGTGTTGTTAGCCTCGTTCCCACCGATTGTGATCTCTGTTGGCTGTTGTTCATACGTTCCGACCATATAACCGAGGATGGCGGTAGATGTTACATTGGCATGATCCATAGTTCCAAACTCATGTTTGAAAGTGAATGATTTAGCGTTGTCAGTCAATGATTTGAATGTCATGGTTGTTCTCCTTTACTTAATCAGTATAAGTTACAAAGACACTATCCTTTAGGCTTTGCACACTTACAACGTTTTTATCAATCATAAAGTCATTGATACGAGTTTCAAACTCTTTGTCTGGCTCTGGTTTAAACGCTTGAAAACCAAGTCCATTAGTTCCGTCTGGTACGAGTTCTCTTGTAAATAGTTTAATTTTCATTGTTTTTGATATCCTTTCTTAAGCGACATGATTAGTTAGAAAGTTATATTTTTCTCTAAAGTTTGTAGTTTTAGTTTTAAAGAACTTAATAGCTACAAGTAAAACTACTTGAAAAAAACCAGTAGTATCAAGGGTTTAGGGCTATTTGTAGTTTTTGTAGTTTTAGTTTTAGCAAAAGACTTTTATTTTTTACACACTATACGCACATCTATATATTATTATCTATGGTATTTAATACTACTAAAACTACAATATAGTATAAAGCCTATAATACCAACGTTTTTAGGTGTAGTTTTAGTTGTAGTTTTTGTGTAGTTTTTGTGTAGTTTTAAACTCGTTCATAGTAAGATACTGGAGTGCCACCTTTGAACAGTCTTTTTTGTGTAGGCTTTTCTCCCTTTCTCCATCCGTCATCATTATCTAAAAAATCACGTATTTTTTGAGAAATCAAGTTCTTCCCCCCTTGGTTTGGGTTTTGATTGAAAGCAAGGTAGGCGATATGATTGGGGGTTGTGAATTGGATTAGGCTATCCGTCTGTATGGCAGGATAGTCGTTATATGTTTTCATGCCACCATCCAATGGCTCTCCTAGTTGTTTTAAAACATATTGTCGTTGTTCATATTGTGAAAGACAATCCCAACCCTCAACGATTTTAAATTCATTCAGTAATTGCTTAATGATCTCTTTATCCACATCTTCGACCTTATAATTTTCTTGGATATCAGTCAGCTCATCCATTAATTGTTTAGATGGCGTAAGTGGCTCTTTCTTATCAAACCAAACTTTCGCCTCAGCAAGTACTTGTAAAAAGTAATTTTCTTCAATATCCATAGGGTGTTGCTTCACATCATTAACACCACATTCAATAGGGAAAAAACGCCTTTCTGTTCCGCTATCCTTAAGAAAAGATTTCTTGTTAGCCGTCCCAATAAAAACACAATGCCTAGGGTGTGGGGTAGCCTTACGCTCGTAAGGGTCACGATAAGTGTCACTGTCCGAAGAAATAAAACTTTTAACCGTTTCAATTTCTGCTTTTGACATTCCTTTTAGTTCCCCTAATTCAATAATGGCATTAGCTTGTATTTTTTGATAATCGCTATCAAATTTACCAAACCTTATTTCTGAATCGGTGTGATAATCTGGAAGTAATCGCTTAGTTACTGTGCTTTTTCCAGTCCCTTGCCTTTTGTCAATTAAAATAGGGACAACTTCAAACTTAACTTTTTCGAGATAAACCCTAGCCATGAGCCCCGTCAGCCATACCTTAGCAATTTCTCTGTTATAAGAATTATCAGCACACCCTAATAAGTCGATAAAATAGCGTTCCCCTCGGGGTTTACCGTCCCATATTTTACTTTCTATGCGTTGTTTAATAGGGTGGTAGGTGTTCTTTTTAGCTAACGCGGTAATGGCTACTTCTATGTGTTCTTTCCGAGGTGTAAACCTATATTTTTCATCAATAAAGGCGATACAAAGGTTTGTCTGCTCGCTTGTCCATAACCCCTTTTCTTTAGACCAAGGGAGTGTCTTTGTGACTTCGATAGTTCTTTCAAATTCATTGTATTTAATACCTTTAAAGATATTGTCATGAAATTCAAAAACCTTACTGACATTGTAGGGACTGCTAGTAACATATTCTTCCCCATCTTTTCCTTTTTTCGTTCTAAATGCAGGTCCAAAAAATGACTGTTCAACTTGTGAGAATTTGTCTTCAAACTCTTGTAGCTCTTCTTTTTCTATGGCTCGATACCTCTCTTTCTCATTTCCGAAGTTAAGATACTCCTAAAAGTCCTATCTACCTCATTGCTAGATAAAGGCTTATCAGTAGCCTTATTAGCTATCATTGTCAGTTCATAGGCGGTAGGGATATCTGCCTTTACATATTTTGATAACAATAACCCTACAAACTTAGTTACCGCAACATTACGCCCGCCCTCGTCACCAAAGCCTTGTAATAGGGTATCTAGCACGCGCATGGTGATTGTTTTATTACCGCTTTGGCGTGGTGTGTGATAGTGTGGTTTCTGACTAGCCGTAACTGTATTTGCTATGGGATAGTCACGCCCTCTATTTACAATCTTTTCATAATCAGTAGGGTCTCCAGTGGTTACTGGTAAGCCTTGTAACTGCGACCATGTTAGGCTTGTACTGTCGAATGGTAGCCCGATTTTGCCTGCTATCTCTTGGACAGTCTGCCTATAGGTCTGCTCGTCCATTGTGTCGCTAGGCTTCACTACAAGCCTATAACGTGGCTTATTAGCCGTGTGCTTAATAGTTGGGTAAACTATATAAGAATACCCGTGTAAGGCGTTATCGACCACGCTAGGAAAGTCTATGCTAGCCTCTAACTCGTCATAGTCCAAGAAGATCAAGTCGCGATAAACTAAGCTAGCATTATTGCGTTTGTAGTTGCCGTTCTCGTCTTGTTTCACCTTGCCAGTAATACAGTAAGGGGCTGAATTTCGCTTAAAATCGTCTATATTTGCACCTTGTGGAACTCTCCTAGGTCTAAAAGTTGCGATAAAGTCAAAGGGTGCTTGTTTATCGAATAAATGTAAGTCATTACCAAAACCCTTGCTTTCATAGATAGGCATTAAGTCACCCCCTTTTTAGTTATACACGCCTAGAAAAGCTAGAATATCACTGACACGATAATATACCTTTCGTGTATCCTCTACTGGTGGCTGATAGCGTTTAAGCCCAGCCTCTTCCCAGCGTCTTAGGGTATTATATTTAAGTCCTAACTCGTCCATAGCTTGCTGGGCGGTGATTAACCCTAACTGGTGTTTATCGAGCTTAGAATAGCCCTCTAGGGCTTTATCTAATACCGATATAACCCCTTGGGCAAGCTCTTTTTGGTATTCTTCGCTTAGAACTTGCATATTAGCTCCTTTCCAGTATTTTCTCGTATGCAGTCACGTCTTCAATAGACATTAGAACGTCTAGCCTTTTCTGCTCGTTCTTGACTTGGTTTTTAAGAGAAATAAGCCCCTCTAACAGTTCCTCTTTGGTTTCTGCGATATAGTAACCGCTACGAATACCAACCCTAACACCAATGATAGGAACACCATAGCGAATAACTAGGTTACTGATTGCACTATATATTAGACGGGACTTGTAACCCGTGATAGTAGCTATCTCTTTGCCAGTCATAGCGTTAGCACGCCCTTTCTTTAGGATTGCTAAAACTGCCATTTCTGCCTCTTGTAATCTATTTTTTCTCATTTACACCTCTTTCTTGACTACTTACAATAATTTGCCCATTCATCCACATATCAGTGATGTCCATTAAAAACTCAAGCACACTTTCTAACTTCTTGCGGTCTTGTGGTGGGTAACAATCTAATTTATTTTCAAGGGAAAAAGCCAACATAGTGTCGTAAGCCTCTTCAAGATCTAAGCCAAAGTTTTTAGCTCTTTCGGATGATAAGTTAAATTTTTCTGTCATGATATTCCTCTTTCTAGTTGTTATACTTGCCTTGTGATTGAATATAAGCCCCGTAGCGTATGCCTACGTTGCGCGTGGTGTTATCTGTCGCGGTGTCAGTTTTAGGCTCTATATCGAGCTGAAAGTAGCTCTTTTTAAGCCATAGAACAGTTAGGGCAAGCGTTAAAATAATAGCTAGGATAATAAACTGGCTAGCAGATAAATTCAATTCAGTAGCCATGCTTTACTCTCCTCTTTCCTTTGCCTCGTATGCTCTTAATTCCTCTGGATTGTCACACTCGAGTAGGTAAAAAGCAACCCTATCTAGCTCGTTAGAATATATTTCTACCATATCAAAGACTGTTTCAAGAAAGTTATCTGTTTCAAGGCGTAGTAACCCATTATCTGCCCCAGCGTGTTTAGCTAACATAAGAGTGTTAGAGTGTTGGCGTAGTGCTTGTAAACCAGTTCTAACGTCCGTCAATTTAAAACCTAGATTGTTAGACTGTTTCACTGTTATCGTATTTTCTTTTTTCTTTGTCATGTTATTACCTCAATTCGTTTTTTTACTGGTTATCTAGCGTTTTTTTGTTTTCTGTGATGCTTTATCCATTTTTAAGAGGTAGCGCTCTAAGTAGGGGTATGCGATACCAGCAATTCATGGTATAATTGAGGTATCTTTATAAATGTTCTAAAACCCGACATAATATGGCTTGCCTGCCAGTGTGTTGCGTTTTAGTTGTGAATGTTTAAAGCCTCGGTAGTTTGGTCGCTCTCGTAGGCTTTTTTTGTTGCTCTCATTCCTCAACGGCTAAGAGTTCATCAATACTAACATTTAGATAGTCAGCAACTTTTCTCAAAGTGCCAATATCGGGGTGTTTGGTACGTTCATAATAAAGCGCAGTTAGCGCACTTTTGGAAAGTCCAGTTCCTTTTGCTAAATCTGACACCTTTTGGCGTTTCTTTGCAAGTAAAACCCGTAAATTATTTTTCATTGCTTACTCCTTTCTGATTGCACAATAATCTTGTGCACAAGTTTATAATACACAATATTTTTTCTTAGGTCAACAAAAAAAACCTTTATAATACACATTTTTCTTGTATAAAGCACATTCTCATGTTAGACTTGTAGTTGTAGAGGTAAAGAGTATGAGTGATAAAAAAGAATTTAAGCACAATAATAAACTTAAGGAATTGAGGAAAGATAAAGGGTTATCTCAACAAGCCCTAGCAGAACAAATAGGTGTGCATTATAGAACATTGCAGAACTGGGAAAATGGGAAAACAAACATAAAGCCAGAAAAAGCTGAACAGTTAGCAAGTTTTTTTAATGTCCCAGTAGTTCATCTATTAGGTTATGATGATATAGAAGATTTAATAACCGACACCGAGGATAGTCTAAAAAAAGGTGTCGAAGAACAACAAAAGGCAGGACAACAAGCTTCAAGCCATTATGACTATTTTTTGGAGACTATTTTTGATGTATTAGATACATTCAAAGAGGGAACGAAAGAAAATAAACTGGAACAAAAAGATTCACTAGAAATGATTGATACTCTAGAATATTTAGTTACCAGTCTAGATAAATGGAATAAAAAACTTTACGAGTCGCAAACAATGCTCCTACAGTATGATAAGTTAAAACAGAAAATTGATTACTCAAAACAAGAGTTAAAAAACTTAAAATAAACGATTATCTCTCAAAATAAACCAATCTAAAACCGATATAATATGGCTTGCCTGCTGATGTTTAGAAAGGTTTATCATGAAAATTAACGAGATAAAGAAAAAAGACGGGTCAACCGTCTATCGTGCTAATGTTTATCTTGGTGTTGATGTAATCACTGGTAAGAAAGTTACAACCAAAGTAACCGCTAGGACAAAGAAAGAACTCAAGACCAAAGCCCAACAAGCGCAATTTGATTTTAAAGCTAATGGATCAACACGCTTTAAGGCTAGCACTATCACAACATATAAAGAATTAGCTCTTTTATGGTGGGAAAGCTATAAAGATACAGTCAAACCGAATACCCAAGATAGTGTTTACAAGATTTTAAATAACCATGTTTTGCCTTTGTTTGGCAGTTTTAAACTAGATAAGCTAACAACTCCACTGATACAGTCGATTATCAATAAGCTTGCTAATAAGACCAACAAGGGAGAGACGGGGGCTTATCTTCATTACGATAGGATACACGCGCTTAACAAGCGTATTTTACAGTATGGCGTAGTCATGCAAGCTATACCGTTTAACCCTGCGCGTGAGGTTATTCTCCCTAGAAATATCCAAAAAGCAAAGCGACAAAAGGTTAAGCACTTTAACAACGAGGAACTAAGACAATTCATTGATTACTTAGATAGCCTAGATAGTAATAGATACCGTTATTACTATGAAACCGTGCTATACAAGTTCTTACTTGCCACTGGTTGCCGTATTAACGAGGCTTTGGCTCTCTCATGGTCTGATATTGACCTTGATAACTCGGTTGTGCATATCACAAAGACTTTAAATTATAGAAAGGAAGTAAACAGTCCAAAGTCTAAAGCTGGTTACCGAGATATAGACATAGATCAGCAGACCGTAATCATGCTTAAAAAATACCAACGTAAGCAAACCCAAGAGGCTTGGAAACTAGGTAGGACTGAAACAGTGGTATTCTCGGACTTTATACATGAATACCCTAATAGTCATACCTTGCAAACTCGATTAAGAACACACTTTAAACACGCTGGGGTAAATAACATAGGTTTCCACGGCTTTCGACATACTCATGCTAGTTTGCTCCTTAATTCGGGTATTCCTTATAAGGAGTTGCAACACCGCCTAGGGCATTCTAAACTTTCAATGACTATGGACATATACAGTCACTTATCAAAAGAGAATGCTAAAAAAGCCGTCTCATTCTATGAAATGGCTCTAAAATCTATATAAAAGTTAGCAAAAAGGTAAGCAAATTGCTGAAACAGTCTTTTAAAATAAAGGAAAAGCCTATAATAACGGGTTTTTTCTAAGCATTTTTTAAATTAAAAGCATTTCCTACCAAACTGATTGATGGGAAATTATTTTTTCACTTCAAGAAAGAATGGTATAGTGTGGCTGAATTTGTTTCCGACCACGCAGAGGAGCTTGTTTCAGAAGGTAGCAAGGTTTTCTCTCGCCTTTTCAAAAAGTAAAAGGAGGTAACAGCTATGCGATGTGCAAATTGTGGAAATGAAGATGAGAATACTTTATGGGATGAGGGTGATACAATTTATTGTTCTCGATGTGCGCATAGAACAAGAACATCCGATGGCGAAGAAGACTTAGTTGAATGTCCTCATTGTCACGAGATGAGAGATAGCAAGGCTTATTATTGCAGACATTGCAATATGCCGTTTTAATTAAGGAGGATAAAAATGACAAGAGAAGAGCTTAAGGAACAGATTGATGAGCTTATGCAACAGTATGCCAATGAAGAAATTGATGGTGATACATATGCGCAAAAGATGATGGAATTAGTAACATCTGCTCAAAACGATAATGACTAAGTTTTGATGTCGAAATTAATATGAAGGGAGGCGGAATTATGCAGCAGTGTCCATTTTGTGATAAAGTATATGATGAATCTGAATATAGTCATTGTCCATATTGTTCAGGCGAATTAGAGGATGGCGATGATGAAGTTCGTCCATGCGCTGAATGCGGTGGTTGCTTACATTAGGATGGAGAAGCTTGGGAATGTTCAAACTGTGACTACACATAGGGAGCCTTTTTGCAGTTATGCTTATCTGTCAATATCGACCGATACACCGGATTTTAATTCTACGGTGCAGTGGTCAGGCCAGACTGTGATTTGTTTGAGCCAGCGCTTTACAAGGGCTTCGTCAAATTCCGTAAGGTCAGCAGTTTGTGCCTTGATGAAATCCTGTAAGTCGGTGATGTGACTTATCTGCTCATCGCTCTGAACAGTGTCCATCGTTGCTTGCTGGCGCTGTTCTCTAATTTCAAAAATCTGCTCGGCAATTTCATCGTAGACTTCTTTGGAATTAGTCTTTTTTACAAGCTCTTGCTGAAGTTCCATGAGCTTTTCGTCGATACTATCAACAGAGCTTTCTGCAGAAACTTGATATGTTTCCACTAACGATAAGGGTTTAGTTAGCGGATTGGATAAGGGCAGATTATGCCAATAGATATGTTTCCGCAAACAAGCGATATTTGGCTCAAATTACACAGATATGTTCCAATATGACGACATCGATCAGCAGGTATCGTGCTATACGGAATGCGTAACACTGCTTGTACGAGCTACGAAGTAGCGAAGTAAAAGCAGATGTACGTCCGAGGCAAGGCATACCCAAGAAAACAACCGAAGCGAAGTTTGATTGGTTGCGTGCTACTGCAAATTGAAGTCCTAACATTACTCATAAGGATTATAGCCACCAAGTAAATAAAGTATATAAAATAAAGGCTTATTCTAATGCTATCTTTAAACTGTATCGGTAGTTTGGAGTAAGTCTTGTTTTTAGGATAAATGAGATTGACTGGAAACATAGCCATAGACAAGAGTTGACACTAGGGAATGGATAACAAGAAAAAACTGGTTTGACTAGAAAAGCAATCAAGTATTATGAAGCAAAAGTTTGATAAAGATTATTATCAAAAATTACTTACAGCGAATGACAAGTATTTAGAGCTTAATGACTAAACATAAAGGCACCTGAGAAGATGTCTTTTTAGAAAGGCAAATGTCACAAAAGCATGATTGTCGAATGGGGATTTGAGGGGATTTCAAAAATATTAAATGGGGATTTGTGGTAAAATCATTATAGTGAAGTGATTCAAGGAATTAGAGATGCAAAATTTATAATTTGGGCAGCAGTTGCGTGGTTTTCCAATGAAGCTATTTATCAAGAGTTATTAGCGAAAAAGAAGCACGGATTATATAATTGGACACTAACAGCTAATTATAATGAAGAAACCTTAGCCACTGCACTTGATCATGAACTTGTCGTAAAGTTTGCTAAAGAGTTTATGGAATTTATTTTTAAGCAAAGAAAAATTAGATGTTTGAGGTAAGTAGTTGAGAGAAAATCGACCGGATTTTAGCAATATAAAATCATTTGAGGAATTTAACAGATACTATTGGTATCGAGAAGAGCTTTCGCAAATTTGTAAGTCTCTTGGATTAGAATACAGAAGAACAAAACAGGAGCTGAATTATATTATAGAACAATATTTCAAGGGGAATAGAATAGAAAAGTCTGTAAAGAAAGTAAAGAAAAAACAAGCCGAAGCGATAACATTAAATACGCCATTGCTTGAATGTGGCTTTTCATTTAATCAAAAATTTCGAGAGTATTTTTCGGTTGCAACAGGTGTTGAACCATTCAAATTTAATGCTGACATGGCTACAGCTTGGCGAAAAGTGAAAGCTGGAAATGACTTAAACTTTACAATTCAAGATATGCTGAAAGTATACTATGGCGAGTCAGACTATGCTAAGTATGATCACTCAGTTTGTCAATGGAATCAATTCCTAAAGGACTTTTGCTCAGACGAATTTAGCGACTTTTATTCTAATAAGTTAAAAGTTGCTGCTATTCTATGGAAAGAGGTCAGAGATTCAACAAATGAAAAAATCTATTCAAGGCAACTTCTGGATGAGTATAGATGCAAAATAGAGGAGTGTCAAAAATAAACAAATCCCAGTTTGTCGAGCTAATACCTTTTAACGATAACTTTATGATATCGTTAAAAGGTTTATAGATATGTTTCCATATACAGACAAGACTACATGGAATACTTAGTGTTCACTCGTGCCATGTTGAGGCGGTATCACTGCTTGTACGAGCTGATTAAACAAGGATGTAGCAAGTGAAAGTCCTAAAGTAAGGAGTTTAAACATGAAATTTCATGAATTTGGTGATAAGAATTTGCCTCCTATCTTACTGATACATGGTGGTGGCAGTTCTTGGTGGAATTATCTTCGTCAAGCACGAATCTTGTCAGAAGAATACCGTGTTATTCTACCCACTTTGAATGGCCACGGCGAGGAATATCAACTTGATTATGTTTCTACTGAAGATTCTGCTTTGGAGATTCTAGACTATATCAAAGCAAACTGTGGTGGGAAATTGTTAGCAATCGGTGGTGTTTCACTTGGTGGTCAAATTGCCATGGAGCTTTTGTCTTTAGACAGTGAAATTGCTGAGAAGGCCATCATAGACGGAAGCCTCTGTGTTCCTCAACCAAAGTTAGCTAAAATCAGCATCTTTCTAGTGTCTCTATTTGGTAAACTGATGCTCAATAAATTCTCTTGCAAACTTCAGTTAAGCATGATGAACAAACTCTATCCTAAACTGGCTTATCCAGAGGAAATAAAAGCTTATTATTTGGAGGATCTGCCAAGGACG